GCAGTTCCTGGAGGACGTTCTCTAATGTTTACCAACCGCGTAAGACAGGCCATCGCGGCCACCCTGCAAGGCCTGCCGCTGTCGGCGACCGTGGAAGAATTCACGCCGCCGAAGATCGAATTCGAAATGGAAGAGATGCGTGGCGGCCGCTTCATCGGCGAGGAAATGGCCAAGGGTGGCAAGGTGCTGACGGCCAAGCTGGTGCTGCAAGGCGTCGGGCCGGAAATCATGTTGGCCCTGGGCGTGAGCGTCGGCGACGACATTCTGCTGAACGTGCGTGAAGCGGGCCAGGATCAGGACGGCAACACCTGGTTCACCTACCACACGGTGGGCGGCAAGTTGAAATCCCTCGACGAAGCCGCGTTGAAGATGAACGAGAAGCCCACCACGACCCTCGAGCTGTCCTGCCGCACCTACAACCGCCTGGAAAACGGCGTCCCGGTGATCGACATCGACGTGCGCACCCAGAAGTTCGTGCTCAACGGCGTCGACATTCTTGGCGATGCCCGTCGTGCGGTGTTGCTGCCTTAAACAAACCAGCCGGCTAGACACTGTCCCTGTGGGAGCGGGCTTGCTCGCGAAGAGGCCATCAGCTTCAACAGCAATGTTGACTGACACACCGCTTTCGCGAGCAAGCCCGCTCCCACAGGTGGCTCGTCCACCCTGCTTCACCAAGGAATTGATTTCATGTCCTGGATGCCTCCTACCCATGAGCTGCTATCGCCGATCACCGGTGACGACGGCTCGCAGATCGAGCGGTTGCAACTCAAGCCGCTGTACTACGCCGCGCAAAAGGACGCCCTGGCCCTCGCTGGCGATGACGAAGACGAGCAGTTCTTCGAATTGGCCAAGCTGGCCACCGGCCTGTCGGCCAAGGAGCTGGACCAGCTCAAGCGCCCGGACTACGTGAGCATTGCGCAATACGTGCACGAAATGTCCACGCGCCCAGTTTCGTATTTTCTGAATGACACGCAGGCCGATCCCGACCAGGTGCCGCTGCTGCAACCGCTCGAGGTGGCGGGCCGCAGCCTGACCTCGCTGACCTTGGAAATGCCTGTGCTGCGTGCCACCAAGGCGATGAAAAAACTGAAGACGGCCAAGGAACGCGCCGAGTTCATCACCGCCCATTGCACTGGGCTGATGCTGCCGGACCTGGCCTCGCTGACCGTGCCTGACTGGACGCAACTCCAGGTACGCATCGACGATTTTTTAAACAAACCGGCGGACTTCTTTCGGAGCGCGACATCGAAGTGATCCTCGATGTGGTGCCGCTCATTTACTCGGTAAGTGAAGCGGAAATCCTGGAGTGGGACGCCGGCAAGGCCTTGCGCCGATACGACATCGCGATCACTCGCCTTGGCGTGAAACAGGAGTAGAACAGGATGGCAGACAACACGTTTTCGCTGTCCGGCGCGGCGAGCATTGGCGGCGTATTGGAAACGTCGGGGCTGAACCTGGCATTGACCACGGCCAGTCTCGACATCCGCCTGCTGGTGTCGGAACAGGTCAAGTTGCGAGAAACGCTGACATTGCTGAACGTTGCCCTGTCACAGCAGCAATCGCTGCTCAAGGCAAATGGTTCGGCGGCGGCGTCCAGCAGCGAGCCGAAATCCAAGCTAAAGGCCGAGGTTGAACAAAGCGCACCGCCTGATCGACGCAAGTCTTCCATAGCCTTGGAGTTGGCGATGGTTGAGCTCAATCTGGTGGCGAAACTGAGCAAGGATCAGCTCTCCGGCATGGCGATCGCCAACCTGAAGATGGCCAGCGAAAAACAGGTGGCACCCAGCGGGGCGACAGCGGTGCAGCTGGCGCAGGTCGAATTGGCAGCGGCGAAAGCAGGTATCGGGAGTGGCCTCGACCCAGCCAAGAAACAGGACGAGTTGCTGAATTTTACTCGCGACAGCGCGGTCATGGCGTCGGCGTTCGGTCTTGATGTCAAGGCTGCCAGCGAGATGTTGTTGGCCTGGCGCACGGCGATGGAGCTGGACCGGGGACAAAGCCTGAGCCTGGCGGATGCGACCAACCACTTGGGTAACAGTGGCCTGAATGTCAAAGCGGCCGACATTGGCTCGGTCATGCAACGTGGTGGCGAGGCTGGTATCGGCGCGGGAATGACCCCGGAGCAGGTGGCGGCCCTCGCGGCGGCGTTCCTGAACAGCGGCGTGGACAAGGCTGGCGCCGGTGAGGCTTTGAAAGTGTTCACCACGGTGTTGGCCAAGGGGAATGCAGCCTCACCGCAGCAGCGTCAGGCCTGGACCGAGCTGGACCCCAGGTTCAATCCGGCGATGGTGGCCGACGGTCTGCGTACGGACGCATCGGGAACCATCACCCTGGTGCTTGAAGCACTGAAGAAAAAACCTGCCGACGAGCAGCAGTCGCTGACCAAGGTTCTGTTTGGCGATAACACCGCGATTCTTGAGCTGCTGAAAAAACCGCAAGACACCCAAAAGGCCTTTGCGCTGGTGTCCGAACGGACCACCGACGGAGCGTTGCCAAAGTACGACGGCTCCGTTGCCAAAACCGCCGAAACGCTTGGCCAGACCTCACAAGGACGATGGAACGCTCATCAGGCGAATCAGACGCGTCTGTCCTCGGCGGTTGGCAATGCGCTGATGCCGGTGGACGACGGTTTGACGGCCTCCCTCGACACGGTGACGGGCGGTTTGAGTTCGCTGGCAGAAGCGTCGCCGAAGGCCGCAGCGGGCGTTGCGCTTGCCGTTGCGGCCGTCGCATCTCTAGTGGCGCTGCTTGGCAACGCTGTGTTGTCGGAGGGGCTTTCGAGAGTGGGTAAAAAGGTCCTGGACCAGACCGCCGCTCGCCTGCCAGAAAGCGTGGGGGATGTAATCGCCGACGCTGATGACGGTACCCGCAAGGGCAAGGGCGGCAAAAAAGGAGCGCCCCGCGTGACCAGGACCAGGCCTGCCGGTACGGCGAGCCGTTTGGTGGGAGCCGTGGCCAAGGCCCAACCCCTGGTCAGCAAAGCAGCGGCACCGCTAATGGTGGTCAGTGCCGGATACGATGCCTACAAAGGATTGCGCGACGGCGATGACAAGGCCGTTGGAGGTGCCGTCGGCCAGATGACCGGAACGGTCGTTGGGGCGGCGATCGGGTCGTTCCTTCTGCCTGGAATCGGCACCGCAATCGGCGGTTTTGTTGGCGGCATGGCCGGTTCGTGGCTGGGTGAGCAACTGGCGTCTCCTTCCGATCGGCTCGAGGCTCCGGAGGCGGTGACGAAAGAATTGACCAGCGCCCAGGCCAACCAACAGCAGAACACCATGACCGCAAATATCTACATCAACGGCCAAGACCAAGCCAGCGCAAGTCAGCTGGCGAACCTGGTCGTGCAGCAGCTCTCGGGCCAATTCGGCTTGATGACCATGCCCAACTCACTCGCCATGCGCAGTGACGCGGCCCTGACCGACGGAGGTACGTGATGCGTCAACAAATGGCCCTCGGCAGTTTCATCTTTGGCCTGTCGAGAAATTTTGCGTACCACCAACTGGTGCACACCTCGGACGGTGGCTGGAAAAACATCGACATCCTCACCGGCAAACCCAAGTCCAGCCAGGTCGGCCAAGGCCTGCAAGGGCTGACGATCACCGGCAAATCGATGTACGCAACCGCCATGGATCGCCTCGATGAGTTGCGGGCGCTGCAAGCCCTGCGCATCCCTTTGCCGTTGGTCGATGGCATTGGCCGCAACTGGGGCCGGTGGCGAATCAATGATGTCACCGAAACCCAGACCGAGATCATTGATGACGGTACGGCGATGGTGGTCGGCTGGGTGGTTGTTTTGACGGAGTTCGCCAATGCGTAGGGTTCGAAGTATCGCCGGTGACTCGGTGAATCTGTTGCTGTACCGCGAGCTTGGGCGGTGTGATGACGCCGTTGAAGAAGCGCTCTGGCTGCTCAATCCAGGGTTGGCGGAATGGAGCCCGGTATTGCCCGCGGGCGTATGGGTGATCCTGCCGGAAGTGGACCTCAAGCCGGTGGCATCGCCACCGGTTTCGGCCTGGGATTAAGGAGGCGACATGTCATTGGGTTTCACGCCTGCGGTGGAAATTTATGGCGCAAACGCTGCGCTGCTCAACGAACGCCTGCTCAAATGGGAGCATGTCGATGCGGCGGGGATCGAGTCCGATCAGCTGACGCTCACCATCAGCCTGGACGGTCTGGAAGGGTTGCCCAGCCTGGGCGGCAAGATTGGCCTGCGGGTCGGTTATCTGGAGTCGGGGCTGGTGGACAAAGGCGAGTTCGTCATCACTCGGCGCACGCCGTTCCTGTTTCCCCTGCAACTTGTGCTGGCGGCCATGGCGGCGCCGTTCAGTGCCGCGGACCAGACCGGCTTCAAGCAACGCCGATCCGTCAGCCATGGCCCGACGACCCTGGGTGCGCTGTTTCGTCAGTTGACCTCCAGGCACGGGTTTTCGCCCCGTGTGGCGCCGGAGCTTTCGCTGATTAAGATCGAGCACATTGACCAAACCAACGAAACCGACATGGGCTTCCTGACGCGTCTGGCTCATCGTTATGACGCGGTCGCCAAACCGGTCAACGAGTTGTATGTACTGGCCCGGCGCGGGCAGGCGAAGTCGCTGTCGGGCAAGGTCCTGCCCGAGACGAAACTGTCGGTAACGACCAACAATCGCCCGGGCGACCACGCCTTCATTTCGGCCAAGTTTGATGAAACCGCCCGAGCCAAGTACCAGGGCTGCAAGACCCGTTGGTGGGATGCGGCTGCCGGCAAGCTGCAGGTCGAGGAGAGCGGCATCGCGCCGTTCAAGACCCTGCGCCAGCGCTTCCAGAGCGCCGACGACGCCCGCGCCGCCGCTGAAGGAGAGGTGCGCCGGATGTTGCGCGAAGCCCTCAAGGTGACGATCGAATGCCCTGGTAACCCGGGGCTGTGCGCCGAGGGCATCGTACTGCTGGACCCGTCCTGGCCGGATTTCATGCGCGGTCGCTGGTCGATCGACAAGGTCACCGCTAGTGGCGACCGGGAAAAAAGCTATCGCTGCTTGATTCATGCGACCCGCCTGGATACCAAGGCCTGACCCCGCCACCCCCCTGTGGGAGCGGGTTTGCTCGCGAGGACGCCAGCACATCCAACATCAATGCTGCCTGACCCACCGCTTTCGCGAGCAAGCTCGCTTGTATGGTAGGACTTGAAGGGAGGAGGAGGGACAAGGCTCGATTCTGACTGTTCGCGCAGTACAGACC